TCTTTGATCTTGTCCACGTCAGTGTCACGTTCCTTTTGGATCTTCTTACTTAACTTCTTGAACCCCTTGTTCTTCTTATCGGCAGCGAATACAGTGAGAGTGTTTGTAATGGCGAGCATTTATTATGTGTTGATATTAATTTTTAATCGTTTTAATTTTTCTTCAAACTCTCTTCTTTCACCTGGAGATTCAATTTCTTTCCCAGAGTTTATAGCTTCAATTTCAGGACCAGTCAACTGCATAGAATTTACACGAAAGTCCATGAATGCCTCCATAGAGTGGGGTACCAGGGGTTGGACAAGTTCATATATAGCCGTGGCATAGTCTCGAATCTCCTCTTGGGCATGATGATCCATTCTCAATTGCAAGAAATGCATGAGATTGTGGAGGTCCATCTTCCACACGAAAGAGGTGTAGGTTGATTGTGGTAAGACACCTCGAGCTTGTTCCCTACATACACCCGTATCTAAAAGATGTTGATACAATTTGAAGGCGTTCTTATATTGCGTGGATATGACTTTTGTGAGTGTTTCGTCAACTTCCACTACACCTTCTGATCCTTGGTGATTTATTTCAGATTGCTTACGCAATACTTCTGGTTCATAATACTCTTCATCAACGATAGAATACCTGGCGGACATCTCATTCACAGATGCGGTTCGGTGTCGAAGCCACTGACGAGCAATGTATAGGGGTGCCTTGATACGAAACTTGAACACCACAAGTTCGAGTGGTGAAGTGTGCCAGTTTCGAACAAGATACCGGATAAGACCTCTATCTCCTCTAGTGGTTGTAGTACCCGTCTGATAACTCACACGAGCGCCATCAACAATAGCCTTATCTAGGTTTTGTTGAGGCATGTGGTCGACAAGTTCTACGAATCCATGGTCCAATACTTTCTTCATTATGAATATCTATCCGTTCTATTCTTTAATATTTACATTTATCATCCATTGGAACCTCTCCGCAAAAATCATAAAGTTTGTACAACTTCGCTTGTGTCTTTTCAATATCAACTTTTGTCTCATTCATGGCATCCATCGCGTCATCCACAAGTTCCATGAATGTATCGAGCTCATCGAGGGCTATACGATGGTTCAATCTTTTACTCTTCTGGGAATGAAAGGCTGATTTGAGACGCTTGTTACTCTTGATAACCTTGTCCAGGTTGGTTTTGTTGACGGGGGCACACATACGGATGGTGAGACTCATTTGTATATACTTTACTTCATATCTTTAATCAACTCATTGATGTCTCTGTAATACCTCTTTAGATCTTTCATAAATCTTTTATTATTTTCAATAACTTCACATTCAACTTTGTTTAGATAAATCCAAGCTAAGTTTGATTTTGAATACTTTGTCATTTTTTGATTCTCATTTGGTCGACGTGCCACCAACTTTGTAGACTTCTTCTTTTGTGAAGCTGGTAATACCTCCTTCCTATTCACGAATGAGAGTGCTTGCATGACAGTGTCTGCGAGGTCATCTTTCTTCTTAGATTTTACAAATGTATCAATCCAGTGAGAATTTACAGAGTTGCTACGGATAAAGGCTTCACACCTCTCGATGGAAACCTTCTTCCTCTTATTGTACTGTGCCTTACCAGGTCCTGCAACATCTGGAATCTTGTGACGAGCATCGTAAAGAATAGTTTCAGCATTGGGACACCTGATTATGAAGTAGGCATGGAGGAAGTGCATGACAGAAACCATCTTTTTATTGCGGTCGGGTTGCTTTTCTATGAGAATGGTCTTTGCACCAAGGACCCATGGACGAGCATCTAGGTGGTCTCTCATGGAAACGTAGACACCATCCTTATGTTGTGGGGGGATACCATCAACATCCCACTCAACAACCAGGTTATTTTTGTCCTCATCGAGAAGGCAAAGTGCCAAATTCTTTATACCCACGTCGATACTTAGAATCATTAACATAAAGACTGTGTAACTCTTTAAGTTAATGGATTGTATTTAAAAACCTATAATTTTAATAATACCTATAGTATATGTGGTATCTAATCATAGCAATTTTATTAATTATTTTTATAATTGTAAAAGTAAACCATGATAATGGACCATGGGAACATTCAGGTAAAGTTGTAAAGGGAATAGGGATTTCAAAAAAAATAGACTGGAAAACTGCAAACCTTTCAAAGTGTCCACATAAAATCAATGAAAATGGATTCTATTCTTGCACTACAAATTATGGTGAAGCTACATTACTAAAAGGACCCCAAAACATGTGTGAAGTACATATTCATAATTTTGATGATGATATATATGGGAAGAGGTTGAAGTTAAGAAATATAAGAAAAATTGATGTACCTTTTAAAATTGTATCTACCGATGGTACTCAATATGGAGTATAATACGGTCTTCATTTGATTTATTTTCCGCCCAATGTTCATATTTTGCGTCAAAAATGACATGTTTACCATTTTCTTCAACTACTGGTCCGTCTTTTGTGTACAGTATATTTCCATCGGGACACTTAATTCCTAAATGATACGTAAAAACATACGTATCTGAAACATTGTCAGTGTGAACGGGGAGTTTTGCTCCACCTTTCATAAGTGAAAATCCTGCTATACGAACACCTTTAGTCTTTGATAAAATTTCATATGTTTTTGGACATAATTTACAATTTCCTACAACTGGGCGATCTTTCCATATCAGTGGCCACCCATACCACTCATCTGGTTCATCGGTCCACCCTTTTAGCCATCCATTTTTACCACTTACGTAACTTTCCATGACTTCCTTAAGCATTGGAGAATCTTCCCAATCACCCCTTTTTCGTCCAGATGGATGAATAAAATTCGTTGGAAGAGAATCACATTCAGATCGTATAGTTTCATAATGTTGTTTAAGATGTTTCAGTTCAAGACTCATTATTATATCTGATATTATATCTTTATATAAAAATTACGTCCTAAAAGTTGATATATTACTTTTAGAACTTAAAAAATTAACCTACCATCTGTATAAAATGCATGAGTACTGGGATAAACAACCAACTACACGTATGTATACTTCGAATGAAACGACTGGACTGTTAACATCTAAACCTAAGATATTACCACCCGAATTTATATGGTCATCGTGTAAAATTAACGAAGCTCTCACATTTTTACAAGAACATTATCTAGGCAACTCATTTTTTAAACTTTATTACACACCAGAAATACTTAAATGGTCAATCGATAACAGTGTAGCAATTCGCAAACTTACAACTAGAGAGTTGGTTGGATATATCACAACTACAGATGTAGATATCCGTATCGATGATAAAGTTATGAAAATGGCACAAATCAATTATCTATGCGTCCATAAATCACATAGAAAGGATGGATTTGCACCTATTCTTATAGATGAAATCAAAAGACGGATCGCACTTAAAAATATATGGCAAGCTATATATACGGCACATATAAATATTCCTACACCTATATCTAAGTCATGTTATTGGCATAGATTTCTAGATGTTAAATATCTTATAAAAACCAAATTTCATCAGACAAGTCATCCCCGTGAACGCTATCACGAAGTTCATGGGCCATGTAAATATACATGGAAAAAAATGACTACTAAAGATATTCCTAAAGTGACTAAGATTTTACAGGGGTATAATGAAGAGTTCAAAATTGCACCAGTTATAAACGAAGAATTTGTAAAGAAGCGATTATTGCCGATACATTCCTATATAAATGATGAGACTGATGATTTCATTTCATTCTATGATATTCCATGTGAACGCGCAGATGGTTCTGGTACGGTTAGACAGGCTTATAGATATTTCATAGTTGGAGATGTTTATAACGATGCCTTTCTTATTGCTAAAAAATTAGGGTATCATGTATTCAATAGTGCTGAAGTAGGTGTATCAACAGAACTTCTTGAAAAAATGAAATTCGTTAAAGGGACTGGATATGTCTATTATTATCTCTTCAACTGGAATCTAAATGAACCAGTTGAACCTAAAGAAATCAATCTTATTATTCCATGATATGAAATGGATTTTAAAACTTGGTTGCGGCAGCTCTACCCGCGTTCTGACCCGCTGGGGACAATGCTACTGCAACCCCACCAGCCACAAGTACGCACACACAGCATGTAGACGCAGCAGAAGCAGCCTGGGCACCTTGTTGGGAGG